GGTGAAGTTGTAACGGATGATTCCCTTAGGCATCTTGGCAATAGTTGCCATGTAGCCGTAGATCGCAACCTGAACCTGCAAGTTAGATACAACATTTACTGACATGTAAGCCTGTGGGCTCTGGTACACAGTAAATGCCTCAGGTGCAAGAATAATTGCGCTGTCATCTACAACAGTTGTAGCTGCAAAATTCTTATCTACGTAAAGATCAAGACCAAGCACGTTACCGCGAATTGAACCAGGTTGTACTTGACCTGCTGGATTCATTTGGTATGGCTGAGTTGCTGAGTAGATTGGGCGGCCAGTTGTATCTGATGCGCCAAGTAGTAACTGCCATTGTGCGCCATTAGCGATGTAGTTATTTGCATAGTAGCCAGTTGCCTCATAAACGAGACGTGCAGCCTCTGATGTATAACCAATAATTCCTGCTGATGTTGCAGCTTGTGCAGTTGTTGCAACAGTACCTGCAGTTACTAGAGCTGCGTTAACTGTTGTGTCAAGTGTCTTTAGGTAAGCGTTTTGGAGTTGTGCTGTCAATTCACTAAAGAAATTGCCATCACCATATCCGCGCTCTAAAAGCTCAATGCTTATTGTGTTCATACCTGAGTACTTTGAAACTGTACCTGAAAGGTATTCAGTAACCATACCTGTGTTTTGTACAGCGCCTGCTTCTGCCTCAACAGTTACAGCAGGTGCAACACCTGATTGGCCGCCTGCAGATGTAACAAGTGATGGCACGTTGATCGTCATACCGTTTGCTGGCAATACGCCACGTGAACATGCATCAATAGATGGAGTGCCAAAGCGTGTATTAGTTGGAAATTCTGACAGGTACTGAGTCGGATTAAAACCTGGATTTGTACTAAAACTGTCATCAGCTGCGGTTACGTAAAGACGTGAATCGTCATTACCTAATGCTGCTTTGATTTTGTGTTCAGTGTATGAACCCATGTTAATAATAGGAGTACGCACAGTCTGGCTGTTGAGTACTGATGGACGGATGATAGGACGCGCTGCCTCTACGGTAGGTGCAGCTTGTTCTGGGGCAGATGCTGCCTCAGTTGCTGATTGATCGGGGGCTGTCGTCATGACATCCTCACTTTCGGTTTCGGTTTCGGTTTCGGTTGTTGTGCTATTGATTGTTGTGCTTGTCGTAATTACTTTGGTACTTGTTGAAGCAGCCTCTACTGGCACATCGCCCTCAGCGGCTGAAATTTTCTGCACGGTAGCTGTCGGGAAAGCCTGGGCTTCAACCAGGCTGACCTCTTTAAGAACAGCTGCCGTGACCAGGAGATAGTCCTTTTGTGGCTTTGATGCTGTAACCTCAACACCAACGGATAAGCCAGACATAAGTTGTTCCTGGGCTAGCAAAATTGCATCAGTACCGCGTGAGCTTGCACTTACTTTGAAGCTGCCATAAACGCCTGATTTATCAGATCGCATTGATTGCATACGGCCAATAGGTTTAGTATTGTCATGGCTCATAAGTAACTTAATATTTTTTACATCAGGTATTGCAATACTGCCCTCAGCAAATACCACAGCGCCTGCGCTTGTGTTTCCTACTTCACCGTATGGCGCAATTTTGCCAGCGATAATGCGGCGCTCTGTATCGCTTGCTTCAATGTTGCTACTAAATGTTAAGATCACTTGTACCCACTCCCTCACTTAGACCCATAGGGCTTAGTTGTTCCATAGATTGCGCTTGCTGTAAATCGATTAAGCCAAGGTTGAGCATCTTTTCGATTGCATCCAAACGCGCTGCAGTATCTGCACGTAGGAAAGTCTCATCTATTGCAAACCGCACTACGTTGCCATGCGCTGTTATATCGTCCATTGAAAGACGGTTTTCAATAGCAGAAATAAATGGCTGTAAGGAGTAGGCCACAAACTCCTTACGGCCATCTAAAATATTTTGATACGTCATGCTGTTATTCATGTCTGCGCTGATGTAATACGCTGGCACGTTCATAAGGCGTGCAATTTCCGTCGCTAAGTATTGTGAGGCTTCCGCGTAAGCCATTTCTTTCGGACTAAATCCTAAATTTTGCGCCTCTAAAGTGCTAGTGAGATAAGCCGTTGATCGTGATGCACGTGCTGCTTTCCATGCAGCTAAAAGGCCTTGTACTTGCGCCTCAGGTAAATCTGCACCTGTATTTTTAATAATAGTTGTAGCCATTGGAGTAGCTGCAGCAACACTTGCGGCTTTTTGAATATCCAAAGCTGATTGCAAAGTACGGCCACCGACTTCTAACACACCTGGCAATAAGGATTGGAAAGTAACGAGTGAACCAATTCCTGACATAGGGACGCGCTCGCCATTGACTGAGTAATAATCTACTTGATCGCCATACTGATTAGTTGTAACAGTAACGCGGCTATTAGAAATCCATTCAAAGCCTGATGGACGTAGGTCATCCTGATACAAAGATGTAACGCGCCAATATGCAACGCCGTAAAATAATAATGAATCTACTGTGTAGGCAATAGTTACGCTACGTGGTTGGCGTATATCTGGCTGATCTAACCACAGTGGAGACTCTAGCTCTACGCCCGTAGATTTCTTATACAATTCTAAATCAATACTTGAAATAACACCTGCGATTAAGTTACGGCATCGCATAACACTTGGCACTTGCAGCGCCGTGTTGCGATCCATACCCATGCCAAAATTAGATAGCCCTGAGTTGAAGCTATAAACGCCAGCACCGTAGCCAGTGTTCATAATTGCAGGGGCATACTGCGCTTCTATATTTGTACGCTTAATGCCTAGTGTCTGCAGTAATCCCATGGCGCGATTTTTTCATTTTGTCAAGCATATTTCAGGTTATGCCTCGGCGTGTCGCTAAGCGTATATTTTTGCCTCATTGACTGGCTGAGCTAATACATGAATCACCATAGCTAAGCCAATCGGTATATCTACAGGGCCAGCCGATTTACGGCGCACAATTCGCCACGCGTCAGGTGAAATTTTGGCAGCGCAGTTGGCCATCTGCTGTATCAGTGCTTCTTGGCCACTGTGTACAACTCTAAAGTTACTCAGTGCATCATGGAAATCTGAGCAGGCCGTATAGAAGGCCGAACCGCTAATATCCTTAGTCTGCACGCCGCTATTTTGCAAGCGTTGCGCTATTGAGGCCGTTGTGTATTTATCAAAACACACTAAACGTGGGAAATATAGATCGCACCATTTTTTGATTGATGCAGCTATAGCTAACTCATCTACCGCTATCTGGCTGGTATAAGTCTCTAATACAGCTATACCAATTTTGCCACTAGGCAATAACTGGCCCATTACTAGGCTTGCATCGCGCCTGCTAGGGCTAACGTCAAAGGCAAATACAGTAAGAGGCCCAGGTGACATTTTTAGCGTTATATCGCTTGTATCCTCGACGGCATTATGTGGCCAAGGCGATTGCAGGCTATCTATCCACTGACATAGCGACTCAACCCTAAACTGTTCCACCGTTTGCGTCACCATGGCCTCAGCTAGCGCTTCCTCGCTGATGAGTGTGCCTAGGGCAGGGTTTGCCATAGCCCACGCTTTACGATCATCTATCTTGGCAAACTGTGGTGCGCTGTACTCGTAAAAGCCAAATGACTCAGGTGGGTTAGACATGGCACGCTCACGCAAACTATTTAAAGTTTCACTAAACGCATCGCCAGCATTTGAAGCTAACATAGTTTGGCTATTGACCCTTGCTCTAGTTATTGGCGTAGCAGCTGCAAACGCTACGGGGTCAATCTCGCGCATTTCATCTATAAATAAGAAATCGGCGCTAGCTCCACGGGCTGAGTCTCGGGTAGCAGCTCTAACATCTAAGCGAGCCCCCGACTTCAACACAATAGCCTCAGCACCGTTTGCATAGCGTATGGTCTTTAGCTCCTTCTTTAGGATCGGGCTATTTTCTATAGCCTCGGCAACTTCACGGAAAGTAGTAAGTGCCATCGCACGGGCTGAGCTAATGATGATGTGGTTACGCTCACCAAAAAGAAATAGGCCACCCAAAATACGCATACGCGCTAAATGAGTCTTACCGTTTTGTCTTGCACACATTGTAAGTATGGTCTTGCGCCTAAACAGTTGCGTTTTCTTATCGTAGGTCAGCATGTCATCTAGCACTAAGCGTTGCCAAGGTAAAA